AATGGTCTCCCCCTTGATGAATTGATTTATCAACGCCTGTATAAAAAGTAGACATTATCTTCTTCCTCCTGGATGTATGTCTAATCTAAATGTACCTAGTTTCCAGTCCTCGTTACTAGTTGTATTGGCCACTTTCATAGCAATAGATCTTGCTCTTAATCTTGTATCTTTTTTAGTTGTAGTATTACTGACACTGTAATTAGTCGTAGTTCCAGAACTATTAGGGTAATCTTTTGTGACAAAACTAACTTGTGTATTACCAGTTTGTGAAATAAAGTCTGGTATAAATCTGCTTATTCTCATTATAAATTCTCCGTCTCCTCTTAAGTCAGGCATTCCTACAGCACTTCCTGTCGTACTTTTTTTCTGAGTGATATCAAAATCACCTGAAGTTATAGTACCAATCACAGCTGTAATGTTTCCACCTGCATTAATTTGATCGGTCCCTGTTTCCTGTTTATAGTATATCGTACTTCCATCTGTATTACCAGTAACATCATCCGAAGCATTATCGGAAGGGTTATAATAAGTGGCGTGTGGTTTATCAAAGACAGAAGAGTCTTGCCACGCTGCTCTAGGTAAAGTACCCGTTGTCCATATAGGACGCTTAATTGTAGAGTCTAAATAGTTATAAGTAACTACCCTGTTGACTGCATCGGAAGCAGCAGTACAATAAAACCAGCTTATCTCCCCAAATAAATTGTTTAATCCTGCATTAACTAAGTCTCTTGAAGTAGAGTTAAGGTCATCATAAACCGCATCTTCTACTAAGCAAGGTAATGATTTTAATTGACCATCGTATGCAAAGAAACCATTTTCAGACATCCAGTAAGCTGTACCATCAACTTCAATATTAGCGTTCTTTCCTAATAACCCACAGTTAGTACCAACCTGCTCAAACGAGAAGGTAAAGGGTTGACCAACGAATTTCATCAGGAACAATGCTGTATCGGTCCAAACATAAATAGCATCCCTACCTTTGATAGCTCCCATAATTTTAGAACCATCAGCAAGCCTCTGTGTACCTGCGGTATTATTTGCTTTAACTGTATATGAATCAGATGCATCAATACTCTCTTGAGAAGAGAATCTTATAAACATATCATCTTGAGTTGTAGTTGTTCCAATTGTAGTTTCTGTTCCAAAGAACACTAAGTGTCTATCGGGTGTAGATACTAATACATGACGTGATGCTGTAGGTGCATTTGCTAATACTGTAGCACGATTATTTACAGCTCCAGTTGCTGCTGCGTCCCATTCAAAACATTTACCATTATAAATAAGTGCTATTAATTTTGTTCCGTAGTTATCCAATATCCATAATCCTGGATCAATTGTAAAGTCAGCAGAAGAAGCTTCGCCCCATGCTACATAAGAAGAAATATTAGTTACTGTGTCTCCTGAACTATGCCCTGCTTTACTGGTACCATTAACTTCTCTAGCTCCACCACTTAAAATATTTGTTGTAGTATTATTGTTTGTAAAACTTATGTCTTCTGTGCCAATTCTTATTTCCCCTGTAGATGGAAAAGCTGAAGAGTTAGTTAAAGGAATATCAGTTACAGTATCATTAATGGTAGAAGCCAATGTAGTCGTAGCTGGACCTGGAGAAGTACCTCCCCATAATGCTGTACCCCAACCATAACCACCTAGCTGTTGTGCTGGTCCAACCGTATAATAACATAAAACAGAGGCATCTCCACTTAACGATAAAGGTGTCCCTGATTCCTGAGCAGCCATCGTGATTGTAAAAGTTGTAGAAGTAGGTACGGACGTTACCATAAATTTTGTGTCTTCAAAACTAGCGTCGGTATAAGTAGATCCTACTGCAGTGACCCCACTTACACTGTCAAATTTGACAATATCATCATCCTGTAATCCATGAGCCCCGGTACATGTTACTGTGACTGCTGTCTGTGAAGCAGTACTTGAAAATTTTGCGCCTGTTAAAGTTGTTCTAAGAGGGTGGATATCATAGTATGTCCCCCCTGAATAAATATATAAAATTCTGTTAGTTCCTATGGCAGCGTATTTAATACCCGCGTTATCGTCCCAATGATGTAGGGCTCTAGCTGCACCAGTTAATTTATCATCACCTAGTTGAATCCAACCACCTATTTTTTCTGGAGTACCGTATCTAAAACGGACATTATCGCCGTCGTACCATTGTCCTTCGGCACCTGTCTCTGTGACTTGTTTATTGAACCCAGGTAAAAACCCTAATTTTTGTAGCATATAACCTCATAATATTAAAAGGCCCAGCTTACAAATGAGTAACGTGTGCCTTTAGTTGTCTCCCTTACCTCATGTGGGTACATGAAATTAGACGGAAACAATAGTATATCACCCGTTTTTAACTCAATTTTCTCTCCTCTGCAATAGAATTCAGAGCCCTCATAGTCTTCATTTAGATTAGCTACTATTGATACTATAGGAACCCCCTTCATCTGACCATCAAATATACTGTGAATATGATCGTAGTGTTCTCTCATCATAGTTCCAACTGGATATTTATTAAATCTAACAGGACTAAATTTAGTGAGCCATGGTCCTCGAGTCTTTTCTCCTGGCCACGTATGCTTTACTTGATATTCTTCTAAAGCTTTTATAAGATGCGGTGTAATTTTATTTTGTTGTTCTTGAGTAGCATTCATAACTAATAATTCTTTTTCTTTTTCAGAAGAGGTTGTACCTGCTGCATAATTATTCCATGTATGAAGTCCCCATTCTTTAGTATTACATTCATCAATTAATTCTTTACATAACTCTTTGGGCATGTGATTTTCTACATAAACATAATCTTTAATTGTGCTCATTCATTAATCTCCTTATATCTAAATGGGTTAAACTATCTTCTGATCCTAAGGCATCTATAGAAAAAGTATTAAAAGATAGACTTATTCTATCTGGCATACCAGTATTTATAGGAACACTGTGTCTTAAATTACTAGGAAATAATATTAATTCTCCTGGTTTACATGGAAGTAAAAAAGTATCTGAATTCAATACATTATATTTAATAGGGTCTAGTTTTACCCCGTCTTGATTTGATTTAGAAAATTGAATTGGGGGCAAAGTTTGATCTATTTGAAAATACATAACACCTGATATAATACTATTAGGGTGTACGTGCTCATGATGCTTGGATCCTGTAGGGTTTTTATTGAACCAAGATTGAGTAATCACCAGTCTTTGTTTAGTATTTAAAATGTTTTCACAGTATTTATTTACTGATTCAACTATAAAATTTTTAATATCTTTTAACTGTTCGTTTTTTAAAATATAAGTATTTTTGGATTTAAAATTTCCATTAGCTTTTTGTATTGCCCATTCTAATGTTCTGATAAATTCTAGTTCCTTACTAATTGGTTTTTCATAAGGTAAAATTAATACTGGTCTTGGAAAAATTTGTAATAACTCTTCTTTCATTTGTTTCTTTTTATCCTATATAAGAAACAAAGTCAATTGATCTAGATCAATTGTGTAAACCACCATGTGAATCTGAGCTACTTCCCATATATTTTTTTGCTAATCCTAAATCTCCAAAGTCTAGGGCGTTTCCGGTAGACGCAATAGTTACATAATCAATAACACCTGTAGGGTTAGTACTTGGAGTTTGACCTCCAACTCGAACACCTCTTACATTAGTAGATACACCAGCTGTTTTATAAGCGGATTCAGTTAAATCACCAAAATCTGTAGTGTTACTTGTTGAAGCAATTGTAATATATTCAACTATGTTTTGAACTGTACTAGGATCTGATCCTCCCATAGCTAAACCTCTAGTGTTTGAACCTGACCCTGCTAAAGCTATTCTAGTTGTTGACAAATCACCAAAGTCTGTAGCATTACTTGTAGAAGAAAATGTAATATAATCAATTACATTTTGATAACTTGGATATCCACCACCTGCAAAAATACCTCTTGTAGATGAATTTATTGGACCCACATGACCTATTCCTCTTGCAGTAGTTAGATCTCCAAAATCAGTAAGATCACCTGATGTTGCAAAATCGCCATAGTCTATAACATTACTATCAGAAGGGGTTAAACCACCACCGATACAAAATCTTGTAGCATTACCAGTACCCATAACATGTTCTCTTGCTACCGTTGCATCTCCAAAGACTGCACTGTTTCCATGTGATAGATTATTAAAAATATTAACTTTATTAGATGTACCAGAGTCATATCCACAAAAACTTACAGACTTTATATTATTTCCAGCACCCGCATTACCTTGAACAGTAGCGACTAAATCACCAAAGTCACTTGAATTTCCAAGTGTTGGTATAAAAATCATTTGAAGACCTCCAGTTTGACTTGGACCTCCACCACCTAATATAAAACTTCTCCCTGATCCAGGCACATAATCTGCGGATGGTCTTTGCATTTCTCCTGGAGTTAAACCAGCATGTCCTTGAGACATTGAAGTTAAATGTTGAGAAGAATTTGTTAAATCTCCAAAGTCTGCTGCATTTCCTTGTGAACTCGTTTCCCAGTATTCAATAACATTTGATTCTGACCCTGTATTACCACCACCAGTTATTCCTCTTTGGGAATTACTTTGTCCAGCCGAATTCGTTATCGTCTGTGTTAGGTCACCCCATCCCGTTGCATTTCCTAAAGTTTGGGTATTAACTATCTGTATTGTTGTCTGGAGCGAAGGATTAGAACCACCACCAAAAAAAGTTGTAGTCGGACTGTTAGTTTGCATTCCTGTTTGAGCGGCTGCAATTAAATTTCCAAAGTCTGTTGCATTACCTGTTGAAGCAATAGTTACATAGTCTATTATATCTGATAATGACCCTGTATTACCACCAGCAAATAATCCTCTAGTAGGGTCTCCAGAAGGTCCTTTAAAAGGACCATATCGAGAAGCTGTTAAATTTCCAAAGTCTGTAGCATCACCCAGTGAAGCAAAAGTAAGATAACTTATAACATTCGAAGGTCCTGGATAACCAGCGCCCCATACACCTCTAGTATTATTACCAAATCCTCCGCCTTTCCATTGAAGACTGTTTTGATCATTTCCAAAATCGGCCGTATTTCCTAAACTTGAAAACGTCACATATTCCATTGTATTAACATCAGGATCGGCACCGCCGCAACCAACGGCTCGTATTTGATTCCCGACACCCGCCATTCCTTGACGAGCTGCAATTAAATCCCCAAAGTTTGCAGCATTACCTGCAGTAGACATTGTAATATATTGAATAACATTTGTTACACCGCTTGGTGTACCACCGCCTGCAAAAATTCCTCTTTGACCTCGCGACCAATCATTCGCCATAGTTTTTCTATTGATTTCTCTGATATTCCAAACTGAATTTGAATTAGACATTATGATGATTGAACTCCTCCGTGTGAATCTGATGTTGTTCCTGGATAAGCATAGCTAGTATCCAGGTCTCCAAAATCTGAAGTGTTTCCAGTTGAAGATATATCTCTATATTGAATTACATTAGATATACTTGGTTGATACCCTCCTGTAAATACTCCTCTGGTATTATTAGATGTTGCTCCTGGAGCATTCGTTATTGCAAGTAAATCTCCATAATCTGTAGCATCCCCAGCAGATGCAATTGTTACATAATCTATTACATTTTGATAAGTTGGAGTAGCTCCTCCTCCGAAAAGTGCTCTTGTTGAAGACGCACAGGCGCTTGGTGCTGCTCTAGCGACAGTTAAATTTCCAAAATCTGTAGCATCTCCTGTAGAAGCTATTGTTATATAGTCTATAACATTTGATGCACTTGGTGAAAAACCACCTGCTGTTAATCCTCTAACTGGACTGCATGTACCACAAGTTTCTCTTCTTGCCACGGTTAAATTTCCAAAGTCTGAAAAGTTTCCAGTTGTAGCTATTACAGCATATTGTACTACATTTGAATCACCTGAAGGATCTGTTCCTCCTCCAACAACAGCTCTAGTTACGTTAGCATAAGATGAATTTAATCTTTCTGCAGTATTAAGATTTCCAAAATCTGATGCGTTTCCTAATGTTGACACTTGTATAACATCAACTTGATCAGATGGTGCGGGTGCAGAAATTTCTCCCCCTACACAAAATGCTCTAATTTGATTACCGCAACCACTTTGTTGTCCTCTAGCAGTTACTAAATTTCCAAAATCTGTTCCACCCCCTAAAGTATTAATATTAAATGTTCCTATTGTAGTAGTGCTAGGACTATTACCACCTAGTGAAAGAGCTCTTCCTGTATTTCCTATAGGAGTCGGTCTCGTTCCTTGATACCCATCACATAAACCACCGTGTGCGTTTGAGCTTCCTGCAAAATCTTTAGTAATCGCAGTTAAATCTCCAAAATCTGTCGCTGTCCCACCATTATTTATTATAAAAAAATCTATTGTATTTACAACAGTTGGTGTTGATCCACCACAAGCTATTCCTCTTACTGAATTAGAAACTCCTGCTGCTTGAGCCCTTGCAACACTTAAATCTCCATAATCTGTTCCATTACCTTGTGAAGCAAATGTTATATAATCTACTGTACCAATAATACTTGGAGTTTTACCTCCTAAAGTAACTCCCCTAGTTGAAGAACAAGTGGCAGAAAAATTTGATCTAACTCCAGATAAATCTCCAAAATCTACAGCATTTCCTGTTGTTGCCATTTCTACATAATCTATTGTATTTACAACAGTTGGTGTTTGACCACCAAGCCAAACCATTCTAGTAGGAGAATTTGTTGCCGCTGGGACATGTCTTGTTTGGGTTACATCACCAAAATCAACAGCATTTCCAGTGCTACTTGCAGTTACATAGTTAATAGTATTAATAAGACCACCACTATAACCAGCTCCAAAAATAGCTCTTGTTGAATTGGATCCACCTGATAAATTTTCAATAGAAGCAGTTAAATTTCCAAAATCTGCTGCATTTCCTGCAGCCATTATAGTTACATACTCTATAACATTTGCTGTACCAGGATCAGCACCCCCAGCAAATATACAAGTATTAAAATTTCCACCAGCCGCTAATCCAAATCTATTAGATGTTAAATTTCCAAAATCTGCTGCATTTCCTGCAGAAGCCATTGTGATATAATTAATTGTATCAGTAGCTGCTGGAGCATAGCCCCCTGCAGTTAATCCACGAGAACTATAATTACGCCAATACCCTCCCATAACCGCATCATAAACTTCATGCAGTTTCCAAACGCCTCTAGCGTCATCTAGTTGCGGGTAGTTAGCCATTTTACTAACCTATCTTTTTAGACCAGATATATGTAGCAGCCGCAGCTTGATCAAAAGGAACTTCGTTATCCTCTGAATCTCGGTCAGTCCAAGTAGATGTGTAACTATCTAAATAAGTTTTTACATCTGCTTCACTTGCAATTTCACCTAATCCAACTTCACTTGAATTATCAGTTGTTGCACCAATCATAACTTCTTCTGAAGTAGGATAATATCCTCCATCATCTATCCAAGTTGGAATTGTTCCGTTTGCTTCTAGCTTATATTTAACTATCTTGTTTGCCATTTGGTTTCTCCTTATTACTTAACAGTTTAGTGTTGAGCGACTCTTCATCGTACAGCTTAAATCCTCTACGCTCTGCAAATTTCTCTGCATCTCCTGAGAATTTATCAGCGCACGCTTCTAACCATTGCATGGTCATTTCGTGGGTAGGCGCTTTGCCTTCTCTCATTAACTTATTTTCTCTCTCTAAATAAGAATAAATTTCAGCTTGTGCCTGTGCACTGTTTATACCCATATCGAATAGATAAATCAAGTTTCCTTCATCAATCACTCCGCCTCGGGCACGAGCAGCGTTTAGAGCTTGTTTGAGACAAGTCATGACATGATATCGTGACTCCTCTTTTTCATACTCTTCCTCTGTGATATCATCTTTACCCAACTTCTTCAAGATACTCTTGTATTGGTTAGTAAAGAAGTTCATCTTTCTAATGGCTCCAGATATAGAATTCTGTATGTTAGACATATTTACCTTAATTTCCAGGATTTCCGTCTCTAGAGTCTCTCTTTCAAACTGGTCGTTGTACTTTCCATCTTCCAGCTCTCTTTCCTTTTTACGAAGCTCTATATCCTTCTTCATCATTTTAAGGTGAGCTTCCTCTAAAGCCATCCTAGTTTTATCAAGTTCAGCCAAAGTATGTTTAACTGATCTGATAGGTGTAATGGCAGTTACATCCAACATCACTCCCATGAATTGAGAATGTGATTTATAGAAATTACCACTTGATTTCTTAATAGCGGGTAATGAGCTATTTATATTTGTTAGCATTTGTTTGTATTCTTTTTTTACTAACGGTGAGTCAGTAAGTTTTTGAATAACTAGATCTTTAGATGACATATATTTCTCCTATCTTATGCATGTTTATGTTCATGTTAAAAAAGAGAATTATACTATAGAATATTAGGAAAGTCCACCATGTCCGTTTGAACACGCACCCAATTGCATTACAGTTGCACTTAAATCTCCAAAATCTGAATAATTTCCTGTAGCAGCTATGGTTCTATAAGCTATAACATTGGTGTTTGAAGGTGTATTACCACCCGCTATAATTGCTCTAGTACTATTACTTGTTCCCGCTGACTCTGCGGTCCCTTGAGTTAAATCTCCAAAATCTGTAGCGTTACTTGTAGAAGCAATCGTTACATAATCAACAGTATTAACTCTGGTTGGTGTTGCTCCTCCTTGAAACATTCCTCGTGTAGAACTAGATGCTCCTGATGCTCCTGATCTTGCTTGAGTTAAATCTCCAAAATCTGTAGCGTTACTTGTAGACCCTATGGTTACATATTCAATAACATTGGTAGCACTTGGAGTTACACCTCCTCCAATTAATCCTCTTGTAGTACTAGATGTTCCCGTTGTAATATTTGTAGCCGTAGTTAAATCTCCAAAATCTGAAGCATTACCGATGGTTGCAATAGTAATGTAATCTATAACATCATTAGATGGTTCTCCCCCCGCAAAAACTCCTCGGGTGCTATTTGAAAATGATGCAGCTGTAACTGCTCCTCTAGTTAAATCTCCAAAGTCTGCTGAATTTCCTTTTGTAGAAAACGTAATATATTCAATTGTAGTTGTACCTGGTTGATCACCAGCATTAATTCCTCTTGTCGCACTACTACATCCAAAATTTCCTGTTTGAGAAGTTAAACCGTCTCCAAAATTAGAAGAATTTCCAGCGCTTGATATAGTGATAAATTGATATTCTTCTGACAAAGAACCACTCATAATTACACCTATATCTCCAACGCCGCCGCCTGCAGCTAAAGGCATACC